TATTCAAAGTCTCAATACTGAGAGAGGAGATGGAAAACTTGGCAGTTCTAAAAAATAGAGACGTGTTATTAGTATTAATTCTAATCGTTATGGTTTTTATTTCTGGAATGTTATTCCTTGAAAATAAAGAACAAGACGACAGAATTAAAAAACTTGAAGCACGTGTTGAGAATCAAGTCGAAGATATTGAACTACTAACCAATAAGGTTAAGGTTCTTGAGGCTGATTCAGAATACTTTGACGGTATGATTTACGACATTATAGACGTACTTGACGACCAGACTAATCTGCTAAATTATTATATGTTTTATTAAAAATAAAAAAAATAGGGTATGTAGCGATTAAACTACATACCCTAAAATTTTATTCAATTGGTTTAATTGATTCAATAATATTATTTAATGTCTTATATGTTTCTTTTGCATATGGGATAATTCCTTTTACGGCGAACAGAGTTGCAACCGCTAAGAAGTCAAATGTATTTACAATATCTTCTTCAAATGTTACCATTCCATAATGCTCAAATACAATTGGTGCGGTTGTCAGCAATACACTAAACAGAGCCACACCAATACATAAGACTAATAATTTATAAACTCCATCAATGAGCCGTTTCGGGTCAAAGATTTCACCAAGAATCTTAATATTAAACCATAGACTTAATACCATATTAGATAACCATGCCAATGCGAACAATGCCATGAACTGACTAATAAGCACTAAATTGCTTAATATAAGTTCTGTCATAATTTTTCTCCTACAGGTTCATTAAAGATTTAACGTACCATTCATCAACCTGAACCTTCTCAAGCATAGCGTCAATGTCTGTTACTTTTTCTCCGTCAAGATACCAATATCCACCTTTACCAGTAAGTTCTTTACCGTCGATAGTGGACACGCCTCCATTAATTACTGCCTGAAACTGTGCTTCTTTACGGGCCTCTGCGTATGTTCTCATAATATTACTCTCCTTTTTTTACTTTAACTATCATAGCAGTAAATCCTGCTTTGATTAACTTATCTTTCATAGTGGTTGCATTTTCTTCTTTTGCAAATGCACCGACTTGAACCTTATATAAATATTCTCCCGTAGGCTCTGGCTCTACAGGAATAGGTTCTGGTTTGGGTTCATCAATCCACGCAATTCCAAAATATTCTAAAATACCTTTAGTGTCTGCAATTGCGCACATTTCTCTAAACTTATCTGATTTAAGTTTTACAACTTCTTCTTTATTAGTATAAAATCCATGCTCGATTAATACTGCGGGCGGATTTGTTTTACCTACAACAGCAAATGCAGAACCATCTTTAATGCCCCTATCTCTCAATCCAAGATAAGGAATAGAATTTTTCTGAATTGCCTGAGCAAGTTTTAAACTTTCTCCCATGTTTTTATAAGTATAAATCTCCCATCCATTAGCAGTATTCCAATCTGTGCCAAAGGCGTTAGCGTGGACTGACACTACAATATCTGCGCCAGATTTATTAATAAAATCTACACGTGCGTTGAGTTCATTTGTTGAACTTGTATTACGCACCTGCAATACTTCTGAATCAACCCCATGTCGTGCTAAGTGTTTCTTAATACGATTACTTACATCATAGTTAAATTCATATTCAAAGAAACTATTATCAAATGCACGTTTGCCACTAGTCAAGTCACTATGTCCAGAGTCGATTAATACTTTTTTGTTCACAGCATCACTCCCTTCCTGCGATTCTATTTTTTTATTGTTAATACCTGCCCCACTCTGATAATATACAGTGGCGCTTTAATATTATTGTCTTTGGCAATATCTTTATAAGATACTCCATATAGTTTCGCTATTTTAGAGAGTGATTCGCCCTTTTTAACTGTATGCCTTACCGTAGTATTAGTTGTAGGATTACTCGGCTGTACAGGGCTATCAGACTGTTTTAAACGTATGCCAAAGGCACTTGTTACGTTGCGCCCTTGAGTATATACAGTTTTACCATCTGCGTAGAGAGAAGTGCTACCTCCCCCATCGAGGGCAATACTATATCTTGCACCCTGCTTAATAAACTCATTTGCAACTTCTGTTAGATTGGCATTTGTGCCTAATCCAATTACAATATAGATATTACTTGCGTCAATTCCAATTGCCGTTCGTGGTCTAAGGGCTGTCGCAAAACTCTGCGTTAGCCCCTTCATATCCATATTAATTTTACCATCAATTACTAGAGTAGGCGCACCGCCGACAAAGTCCACCTGTTTACCTCTACTATTTGCGGTTGTTGTCCAATATGCAGATATTCCTGCCCACGGATTACCAAATGCAATACCTTTGTCTGTATAGTTCCCGCCGTTGTTTACAACTCCACCAACAATTAAGTCAGTAACGTTCTGGTGCGTCCTCATGTCAAACATTGCACCATTTACTGCAATATCCCATTTCATTTCTTGTGCGTGTTTTGCAACTGAATATGTTTTATTTTTATCTTTTAAAGATACTCCCGCACTTTCAATTGCTGAAAATGGAATTTTATATACCGTAAATTTTTTATTATACGGTGTTACTTTGTATTTTGATACTGTCATTTTATCTCCTTTCGTGCGTTGTGTAGTTATGCTTTATCTGGATAAATAAATCCAGTTATTTCAAAATATTCATCTTCTGTTAAAACCTTGCCTACAACATTCCAGACTCTATCAATATTCCAGAGTCCGTTATCATAATAATATTTTATTTTGTCATACATTATAATTCAACCCCCGTCATTACAGCGATATAATCTGTGTCCGCTCTTGTCTGTGCAAGTATAATAGAATCATATTCTCGTCTTGTATATTCTTCTACATCATAAAAATACATTATAACCCCGTCGTTGTCTTGACTGGTTGTATTATAATTATGATAAACGCAAGTTTCGCTCGAATCTAAATCCCATTCATTTGGCATAATAGCAGATTGGCTTTTGTACTTTTTCATTCTGTTTCTTTGCCTCCTTTCGAATTATGTTTTTAAGTTGTGATATATTTATATATGGTTTTATTCTATCATTAAATAGTTTAAAACTATCAGTGTTTTTAATCCACCCCATATAACTTAGCATACTGCAAGCGTCATTATATGTTGGTTTAGCCTTTTTATAAATTTTATTCGCCTTGCGGGTTATTCTTAACATTATAGACTTTCTTAAAGTTGTTTTGTTTCTATAAAATCTAAAGCCCATAAAATCAAGCGGCTCTTTGTCAAGTCTATAAACCTGCCAATTAGACTTTAATTTTAATCCGATAGTGTTTAAAAACTTTTCAACCGTAATGCGCATTTTATGTAACTCTTTTTTATTGCGACCGAATAAAATCATATCATCCATATATCTAATATAATACTTTGCTTTTAGCTGTTCTTTTATATAATGGTCTAAATCTTGTAGATAAAAATTGGCCAACCACTGACTAATAAGTATTCCTATTGGTAATCCTTTGTTTTTGTCAAGAATACTATAAAGTAAATTTAAAACCTTTACGTCTTTAATCTTTTTTCTTAGTTTTTGTTTTAAAATACTTATATCCACAGACGGATAAAATTTGCTTATATCTAATTTTAGATAATACTTAGTGTTTTTGTGGTCTGATTTTATCCATCTTTCAACATATTTTTTACCATAATGTATGCCACGATTGGGAATACTACCACAGCTAAATTCATACATACCACGTGATAATATAGGTGATATCTGTAATATTATCGCCCATTGTATTATTTGGTCTGGATAAAAGTTTGGCTTATATATTACTCTTTCTTTTTTAGATATGCCTTCTCTTATTGTGGCTATCTTATAATCATTTGGAATATATAGTTCTTTTACAAGTATATTATGTATTTTATCCACATAATATGTCATATTAGACAACACTCGCTTAACATCATCTCTGTCACGTTTTCCTTTTGATGCACTCATTATGGCAACACGTATGTTTTCTTTATGGCATATTTTTTCGTATATATATCCTTCTCTTTTCATTTATTCCTTTCTTATCGTCTCAAGGGATTTCAATTATTTACTAACCCCTGCCTGCTACGACTTAATTTTCGCCAAGCGGCGAGGATTTTAAAGTGCGATTTTTTTATTAACTCATAAGAAGTGCGGGAGCCGATGTTCGTGTTTGTATTCGAAGCCAAATTGTTCAAATTCACATACCGACATCCATCATGAAGCGCGTTATTCCAATTACCACCGACTCAGCACTTTAAAACCCTATATTGGGGTCTGGGCGACCCCAAACCCCGCCTAAGCAGGGTTTATATAAGAAAGGCGGGAGCCGACGCCCGCGGCCGTATCCGAAGCCAAACTGCTCAAACTCACACACCGACAACCATCAAGAAGCGCGTAAGACCAAAAACCACCGACTAGAGCATAATCTACTTGTGTATTATTAAAATATAATCCGTCACAATAATATGTCGTTCCGCTACCATTTGCTGTTTTTGGCACAAATCCACTTGTATCGGTTACGGATGCGGTATTTATAAACCCACCGCTTGTTCCGCTTGGTGTAACTCCTGTTAAGGTGTATCCAGTACCATCGAAATTATAAGGCGGGGTCATTTTGGTTCTAATTTGTCCATTATATACAAGTCCGGCCATACCTTCCCATACGTTGCCCCAAAATCCTTCAATACCGAAAACTTTAACATCAGATGTTTCATCGGTATAGCCTTTAAAATACGGCTGTGCTTTTAGGGTTCCTGTTGCAATTGCAGTTGTGTTTGTGGATTTACTTCTACCACTACCAAATTTGGTTTGTGAATTATCCGATTTAGATATAAGTGTCAACAAGTCTCCAATATACTCCCAACCAGATTTGTAAATAGTATAATATCCACTTCCATTTGCGGTTGCATAGGACACTTCGGTATTTCGTGTTTGAGATACCATTACCGTCTGGTCGGCTACGGAACGTAATTTGCTCGACACATTAGAGCCTTTAAATGCTCCCCAATAAAACTCGTCTTTAACAACGCCATTCAAATCGGTATGAGCGTAAGCATTATAAGTTCCGTCATAATTACCATTAGAAAATATTACATATTCATAAGTAGCATCTTCATACCGCTTAACCCATTTATATTTTCTAAATTCAATCATGGCGTTGCCTGCATATGCCGTATTTGACACATCAGATGCGGTTACTCCATCAACCTTTTTCGTCATGTCATTTCGAGACAGTTCATAATCTACAGTTCCGTCAATTTTCAGCATTACTGGGCGTGACACCTCATTGACAAATGTTTCCCATGACCCGTAGTTAAAATTGCCACTTGTGAAGTCCATGTAGGCAGGAGTCATACCAACCGCATCAAATAAATATTCTATTCGTGTGTCCGGGTTAGACTCTGCTTTGGTTCTTCTAAATCCATATCGGAACATTTTTTCGTACTGCATTGCCACATTTCTTACGTTGCCTGCAATTGCTGAAAACTCAGCTGATTCTGACGGAGCAACGTATGTCGATTTCGCATCTACGCTTATTTTATAAATCTGTGTTGGAGTTACTTTAAATGTATGTGATGTTTCTCCTGCTAGTAGCGTATAGGTTTCCGTGGTGGATAACGTCAGGTTAGTCAGGGTTATCGTCTGCCCTGATACAGCTTGTGAATCTGATGTTGAGACTGTGACGATGCAGGACTCTGATTCTAAGATAGTCTTATTTGCATACGCCTTATTAGATATCATATCTACTATTAGTTGGATTGGAATGCCGCTTTTTAACAATCCTGCATCTGCCGGATTTTCGTCAACATAAATAGGTGTCCCTACCCCATTATTAATACTAATCTTCATACCCGCAATATTATCGCTATCAGGCACAAAAATCAACACAAACTGCCCCGTTAAAATATCATTTGGGGCAGGTACGGTTATATTATATGTATCACCATTTGTGGTTACTGTTCTTGCCGTGTGGTTTATATATGTCGAAACTGTATTTAAGGCATCAAAGCCAGTTGCTGTTTTTACATTTGGCAAAAAATCTACATTAGCCATAATTTCTCCTTTCTTATAATGGTTTATACCATATATCTCCGTTAACCAACGAAGCTCCTGTAGCATCCGTATGTATGTATTTACGTTTAATCGTCAACAATATCTCCCAATCAGCAGTTGATGTCGATGGGATTTTGCCGACATTATTTGTCTTGGCGACATAAAAATCTTCTTCATAAACTACAACATCTCTGATTGAGTACGATGTTAAATTACTCCATTCGTATTTTAGCGTTAAGTTTAAACTCGATGCGCCTTGTTCTCCTTTTAGTCCAACTTCTTCCCAATAGTTAGTATCGGTAGGTAGTGTGCCAATTGGCGGCGTAGCAATACACATATATGCAAGTGAGTTATATATTACAAAATTATTCACTTGATATTGTACTGCACCACTATATGTTCCGATTTTTCTATATCGGTCAATTGCAGTTTGGAGTCGCACCAATTCTGACGCTAAAAAATTATCTACATTAGTATAGTATAAATTTTCTAAATATGTAATTGCGACATTGAGTGCATTTAACGCATCCGCAACAATCTTTTTATTATCCAATTGAGGATTATTATTAAGAACATCAAATGCTCCCGTATAGTCGCCGCTTGTAAAAAGGGAGACAAATTGACTTCTTAATCCTGCGTCAGATAAATGTATATCTTGACTCTTTGGCATAGTGCCTATCATTTATATCTCCCCCTTTTATAATGTTTGAAACCACAACGCACCTGTTGATAAGCCCGGAGGCGCAGTTGATTGTACAGGATATTTTTCTCCTGTTAAACTTGCAATATACTGCCAATATGTTGAGCCGTCAAATGGCGGCTGATTAGTATTAGCCTGAATACAGCCCCAAAGAGCATTTTCATATGATACTACA